TCGCATCCTTTTTCAACGGGCCAAGAACCCCATCTACAAAGGATCCAAGACCACCTACGGAGCCTGGGCGGACGCGAACGGGTTCGTGTGGGCCGAAGGTGACCGTGTGCCGACCGCGTGGATCACTGAGGGAGGCGTGAAGTGAGTGCCACCCCCGAGATCGTAACGGTCCCCTCACAAGCCCTCAAGGACTTCATCAAGGACGCCGCAAGCATCGTGTCGGACGCTCTTGAGGTCAACCCGAGTGCCTGTGGGGACCTTCAGGATCGCTGGCTCCAAGCAGCCGGTGACCTTCAGAGGACCATTGAGGACCAGAAGGTGCCTGAAGAGTTCCCTACAGGTCTGGGGGACTGCCCCGCTAAGAGTCCCTGTGCCTATCACTTCCTTTGCACCAACAACAAAGGACACCCCGGAGACCATGTAGCTCAAGGGACCGACCCAATCATAACGTGGCCCCAGTAATCCATGAACCCCTCAACTGAACATTCCGAGAGTGAGTTCCTCTATCACTCCCTTTGTGAAACCTGCGGGTCGAGTGATGGTCTCGCACACTACTCCGATGGGCACACCCATTGTTTCGTGTGTGAGGCCCACTCGGCCCCAACTAACACCCCAACGTCCCGCCCCCGAACCAAATCACCAATGTCTAAAGAATTGATAACAGAAGGACGAGAGTTCCTTGCACTCCCCAAGCGGGGACTTACGGAGGAGTCCTGTCGCAAGTGGGGCTACTCCATCCACGGGGTCACCCAGATAGCCGACTATCGGGACCCTAAGACCAATGAGATTGTCGCTCAGAAAGTCAGGTATCCCGATAAGGACTTCAAGTTCATCAACGGCTCCTTTCGGCTCCTCTATGGTGCCCATTTGTGGCGTGACCAAGGGAAGATGATAGTGATCACTGAGGGAGAGATTGACGCTATCACCGTCTCTCAAATCCAAGGTCACAAGTGGCCCGTCGTCAGTATCCCTAACGGCACCACAGCGTCGAAGAAAGCAATCGCCCACAACATCGACTACCTGAACCAGTTCGAGTCCGTCGTGTTCATGTTTGATATGGACAAGGTGGGCCGGGAGGCCGCTGCTGAGTGTGCCGCTTTGCTTCCACCAGGTAAGTCGAAGATCGCCAGTCTCCCGCTCAAGGACCCTAACGAGATGCTGGTCGCGGGACGCGCGAAGGAGGTCATCGACGCTATCTGGGGAGCCAAGGCCTATCGTCCTGACGGTATCGTCGCTGGGGTGGACCTGTGGGACCGATGGAAGAACGAGAAGCCCGTCCCGTCGGTCTCCTACCCATTCGAGGGACTCAACAAGCTGTATCGAGGGCTCCGCAAAGGTGAGTCCGTAGGTATCTGTGCGGGGACTGGCTCCGGCAAGTCGGAAGTCCTCCGTCACATCATCCATCACCTCATCACCAAAGAGGGTCAGAAGGTCGCTAACATCGCCCTTGAGGAATCACAGACCAGATCAGCCCAAGGTATCATGTCGGTCGCCGTGGGGAAACGTCTGCATATAGATGGGTGGGACTTGGAGGACCCGGTGATCCGTAAGGCTTACGAGGAGACCGTCGGTAGTGGTCGATACTTCTCCTATGACCACTTTGGGTCCACCGCTACGGATAACCTGCTGTCCCGTATGCGTTACTTTGTCACGGCCCTTGGGTGTGGTTATGTGATGCTGGACCATCTCTCCATCGTGACCTCAGGTGACGGTGAGGGGGACGAACGGCGCAACATCGACAACCTGTGCACCAAGATTCGAGAACTCATTGAGGAGTTGAAGTTCGGACTCATCTACGTGGTCCACCTCAAGAAGATCGAAGGTGTCCCGCACGAAGAAGGTGCTCCGGTGAAGCTCACCCACCTACGAGGGTCACATGGTATCGCCCAGCTAGGCGACGGCATCTTCTCCGTTGAGCGTAACCAACAGGCCCCCACAGAGACCGAACGGAACCGCATCCTCATCCGGGCTCTCAAGAACCGCTTCGCCGGGGACCTCGGCCCCTGTGCGTCCCTTCAATATGACAAGGCCACCGGACGGCTCTCTGAGGGCTCGCTGGTGGCCGAAGGGTTCACCGATGTCTCCCAACCGACGGATTACTAACCAACAAGAAAGAACCAATTCATGTGGATTTTACCAAACCAATTACACACGTCAGCCTTTGCGCTGGATACGGGGGCATTGACCTTGGACTTAAACGAGCGGTCCCTCGCTTGCGAACAGTCGCTTTTAGTGAGATCGAAGCCTTTGCGGTCGCCAATCTGGTCTCGAAAATGGAAGCGGGACTCCTGGACCCAGCACCTATCTGGACGGATCTTAAAAGATTCCCTTACGGAGACTTTCACGGCCTTGTGGACATCCTCTCTGGGGGCTACCCATGTCAACCGTTCAGTTCCGCTGGAAAACGCCTCGGAGACCAAGACCCACGACACCTGTGGCCGTTCATCTTCGCTGGAATCAAACTCATGCGACCCCGAGTGTGCTTCTTTGAAAACGTCGAGGGACACATTTCCCTCGGCCTTCAAGAAGTCCTCAGTGACTTGGAAGGAGAGGGTTACCGAACAACGTGGGGAATATTCTCGGCGGTTGAAGTCGGCGCACCTCACCAGAGAAAGCGGGTGTTCATCATGGCCTACACCGACCGTGGCCGAGGGTTCCAAGATTGGAACACAACCGAACTACGGCCAGCTTGGGTTGAGCAATCACCCCTCCATCGTGGGGGTTTGCACACGGGCACCATTGAACAAGTCTGGCCGTCCCGCCCCGGAGAACCTCAACACCCTTGGGAGCCCTCAAGGGTCACCTCTTTGGCCCACGATACGGGCCTCGGACGGTCAACATGGAGGTCCGAACCAGCGGGGATCGAAGGGGGACCTAATGCTTCCCAGTGCTGTGTGCCTGTGGGCAACGCCCAACTGCACGGACGGCAAGACAGGATCAACGACGACGCAGGGACGCAGTTTGGTTGCGGATGTAGGGTCATTCGGCAAACTCAACCCCCGCTGGGTGGAGACCCTCATGGGGCTCCCTGTGGGCTGGACTATGCCGAGCTGTGTCTCTCCGGTGACTCCCGGATTGATGAGTTACGCCTCCTCGGTAACGGAGTAGTCCCTGAGGTAGCCTATCTAGCCTTCACCACCCTTATGAAACGATTCACTCAACCTGTATGACCACCCTAATATTCGACGTGGAGACCGATGGGCTCCTACCGGAACTCACACGCATCCACTGTCTCGTCACGGAGAACGTAGAGACTGGTGAGGTGAAGCGCCACAACAACCAGCCTGATACCTACCTTGGGATTGAATCAGGACTCAGGGAGTTGGAACACGCTGACTGTATCATCGGCCATAACGCCCTTGGGTTCGACCTCAAGGCCATCAAAAAGCTCTACCCCTCCTTTAAGCCGAAGCTCTGTCTCGACACCGTGATCCTCTCCCGGTTGGTCTGGTCGGACCTGAAGGCGACGGACTTCAACAACCTCCGTAAGCTCGGTCCCGACTTCCCCAAGAACCTCATCGGGCTCCACAGCCTCAAGGCGTGGGGGTATCGGTTAGGGATACTGAAGGGCTCCATTGCAAACGACGCTGGGGAGACCGACTGGTCCCGCTGGACCCCTGAGATGGAGGACTATTGCGTCCAGGATGTAAAGGTCACCCGGGCCCTGTGGGACCTCATCCAAACCAAGAAGCCCTCAGAGGTGTCCGTGACCCTTGAACACCAGTTCGCATCCGTCATGTTGATGATGGAGGACCACGGGTTCGCCTTCGACACCAAAACGGCCATCGAGCTTTACACCACACTGTCCAAGCGGAGGCTTGAACTGGAGGCCCAGCTACAGACCGTATTTCCTCCGAAGGTGATACCGATGAAAACGCTGGAGTATTACCATGTGGTGGGTGAACCAGATAATCGCTACACCACCCTTGCGGCTGCGAAGGAGATGGGTTTCAACCGGAAGCACCTGGTTGATGGTCCCCTCAAGACCCGCTCAATCCCGTTCAACCCCTCCTCGCGGGACCACATAGCCGAGCGGTTGATTGAGACCTACGGATGGAAGCCCACCGAGTTCGGGGACAATGGCAAGCCGACCGTGGACGAGTCGGTCATCGGCGGTCTCCTGTATCCCGAAGCGAAGCCCCTTGGGGAATATCTGATGCTCACGAAACGCATCGGACAGTTGGCCGAGGGTAAGGAGGCTTGGATCAAGCAAGAGCGCAACGGACGCATCCACGGACGCATTAACACGAACGGTGCGGTCACCGGCAGATGCACCCACAGTAAGCCGAACCTCGGACAGGTCCCAGCGGCCTCCAAGGATGTCCCTTACGGTCACGAGTGTCGCTCTCTGTTCCACGCACCGGCCCCCTTCGTTCTCGTTGGGGCTGACGCCTCGGGTATCGAGCTTCGGAACCTGGCTCACTTCATGGCCCGCTACGATGGTGGTGAGTATGCCAAGGTGATCCTTGAAGGGGACATCCACACGGTCAACCAAAAGGCCGCTGGGCTGGACACCCGTAACCAAGCCAAGACGTTCATCTATGCGTGGCTCTATGGCGCGGGAGATGAGAAGCTGGGCTCCATCATAGGTAAGGGAAAGAAGGACGGGGCTGAACTCAAGGCCCGGTTCCTGAAGAACCTACCGGCCCTCAAGCGCCTCAAGGAGGACGTAGCGGAGACCGCCCGTCGCGGCTATCTCCTTGGGCTGGACAAGCGGGTGCTTCCCATCCGGTCCTCTCACGCCGCACTCAACACCCTCCTGCAATCCGCTGGGGCCTTGGTGATGAAAAAGGCCACCTGTCTCCTTGTTGAGAACCTTACCAGCTCTGGTCTCCGTTGGGGCACCGACTGGGCGATTTGCTCCCACGTCCACGATGAGTGGCAAATGGAGAGCACTCCTGAACACGCTGAAACCGTTGGGCGAACGGCTGTGGAGGCCATACGTCTTGCTGGGGAGTTCTTTCAATTCCGAATACCCCTGGCTGGTGAATACAAGATCGGACGAAACTGGGCAGAAACACACTGATATAAAACTATGCTTACATCTCAAGCCATAATTCCACCCCCACCAGCAACCAGCGCCCCCTATCCATGCCTCTACAAGGACGTTGATAGCGGGCTTGTGGTCCTGTTCACAGACCTACATAACGGGACCGTTGTGGTCGCTAACGGGGAATACGCACTCGGGCATTATGATGACGATTGGTCCCCTTGTTCGGACAGGGATGAGTGGACCATCCTCCCTCCGGGCACCGTAGTCACCCTCAAGGTCTCCTAAAAACGAAACACCTATGCCTAAGAAAACCCGCATCCTCCTTATCGACGGCGACATCTTCGCCTACCACACCGCAGCGGCTTGTGAAATCCCCACAGACTGGGGTGATGACCTGTGGACCCTTCACGCGGACGCAGCCGCAGCCCGTGCCCAACTTGATAACACCCTGTTGGAGATCGCATCGGACCTCAAAGCGGACGCATCTATCGTCACCCTCGGGGACCGTGTGAACTTCCGAAAGGAACTCATGCCGTCCTATAAAGGGAACCGAGCACTCACCAGAAAGCCGATGGTCCTCAAGGCGCTGAAGGATCACCTGGTGACCGCTTGGACCACCTACATCTACCCCACGTTGGAAGCTGATGACGTGTTGGGTATCCTCGCCACGACCCCGGAGGCTGGTGTGGAATACATCATCGTCACCCAAGACAAGGACCTCCGACAGATACCGGGGCTCCACTACAATCCCTTCAAGTCTGATGAGGGGATTATTGAGGTGACCCCGGAGGAGGGGCACCGGACGCACCTCAAACAGACCCTCATGGGGGACGCCACCGATAACTACAAAGGTTGCCCGGGAATTGGCGACAAGACCGCCGATAAGATCCTCGACGCCGATTGTTCGTGGGCCGCTGTGGTCAAAGCGTTCGCCAAGGTGGGGTTAGGTGAGGAGGAGGCTCTCCTTCAGGCCCGTGTGGCTTACATCCTGAAGGCCGGGGACTATAACCACAAGACTGAGGAGGCCAAACTGTGGGAGCCCTCACGATGAGCACCGCTCTCCACATCTCGCTCGCCCTTATCACCTTTGCGTTCCTCGCAGGGGTCTATGTGGGAATCACCGTCTCAACTGATAATGACCGCAACTCAAAACCATGACTAAACAACCACAGAAACAGACCATCAAACATTCACTGGTAGCCTTCACGGGATACGCCGGGGCTGGTAAGGACGAAGCCGGTCAAGCACTCATCATCCAGCTTGGATTCAGACGGTGCGCCATGGGGGACATCGTAAAGGACCAGCTCGGTATGCTCCTGCTGAAACAACTCGGCATCGACCTTGACACTTGCTCAAGGGCCGAGAAGGACAAGGTTCGGCCTCTACTGGAACTGTGGGGGGACATCAACTACCGCAACGTCCTCTCTGAGTTCCTGAAGGACGTGGACCACCACCACATCAAGATGGGGCGTCCGCTGGTGAACACCCGGCTCTGTAGGGTCACCGAGGCCCAAGCATGGAAGCAACGGGGTGGGGTCATTGTCTATCTGGAGAAGCTGGAGGTCCCGCCAACGACCGCTTGGGAGGAACAACGGGTCGAGGAGTTGTTCGCTGAGGGACTGGTGGATCACCGCATAGATAACAACGGGACCGTTGAGGACCTACATGAGGCTGTGAGGGCCTATGTCTGTGGTGAGGTGGGGGTGTGAGAATCCTCGACCTCTTTGCGGGCATCGGTGGGGAACAGCGCCGGTCTATGGTTGAAGGCCGGGGCCACACCTACACCACCTTGGACCTCAACCCAGCGTTCAGCTGTGACATCACAAAGGACATCTTTGAGGCCACCGTAGATGACATCCAAGGCCGCTACGACTTCATATGGGCCTCGTTCCCTTGTGAGGCTTTCAGTGTCGCATCCATTAGCCATCACTGGGCGGGTGACTCCAACCACAAGACGCCAAAGACAGCCCATGCGGTCCTTAGTCAACGACTGGTGGAACACACACGGCACCTACTGGAGAACTCAAAGGCTCCGTTAGGGTGGTTGATGGAGAACCCTCGGGGGGTGTGTCGAAAGCTCCCATGTGTGGCTGGGTTACCCAGAGTGACCGTCACCTACTGCCAATATGGGGATACCCGGATGAAACCCACGGACCTTTGGGGCTCCGCTAAAGGATGGGTCCCACGGCCCATGTGTAAGAACGGAGACCCGTGCCACCCAGCGGCTCCTAGAGGGTCACGCACAGGGACTCAAGGATTGAAAGGGGCCGCTGAGAGAAGTGTGGTCCCTATCGGTCTTTGGGTGGACCTTTTGGATGCTCTCGAGCAGAACTCCTGTGGATAAATCATTCCATATGTGCAACTAACCCCCCTCATTCGGACTAAAGCGGTCGAAAAGTTACCTATAAGATAGAACCCATGGCTACCCAACCACCCCCTCCGGTCCCGCAGGTCACCGAGGAACTCCTCAAATACCTTGAGGTCACGTTCCCAGACCGCTGTCCCTCCATAGGTGACCCTGACCGGACCATTTGGGTAGCCGTGGGTGGCCGTAAGGTGGTTGAGCACCTTAAGGGTCTCTACGACATCCAGAACGGTATCACCCAAGCCCCCGCCTCGGGGGACAATTTCATCACCACCCAAGCCTAGAAACCAATCACTATGTGTATCGGATCAAGTGGAGCCCCAGCGGTCTCCAAACCAGCCCCTCCACCACCGGCTCCTACCAAGCTGGCTTCGATCATTGAGTCCGCCAAGAGCCGGACACCTTCATCCACAGCCAAGAAGTTACGGGCTGGTAGGAACGCCTTGAGAATCCAACCAGCCTCCGGGGTCGCCGCTAGTGGTGGCGGGACGGGTGTTGGACTGGCTACTTAATTATGCCAGAACCAATCCTCACTGTCCTGAGTTACTCTGCTGGCACCCAATCTCACGCACTCCTTGAGATGGTTCTGCGAGGTCTCCTACCAAGGCCGAAGGCGTTCATCGTCCTCAATGCCAATCCCGGAATGGAGAACTCAGCCAGTCTGGAGTTAGTGGAGAAGTCTGCTACCCGCTGTGCTGAGGCTGGTATCCCATTTATCACCGCCGAAGGTCCTAACCTTTACTCCGATCTCCTTAATAACGCCAAGATGTCCCGGCTGGATAACCCGCCTTACTGGACTAAGAACCGCACGACGGGAAAGCGTGGGAGGCTCTCTCAAGGTTGCACTCAGGAGTATAAGATCGCACCGATGCGGCGGGCACTCCGTCTTTATCTTCACAGGACCTTCGGGGTCTCTCTGGAAACCCGTCGGCCCCCTAATGTCGAGATGTGGATTGGGTTCACCGAGGACGAGACCAAGCGCATCAAACCCTGTGATGTGAAATACGTCACCTTCAGATACCCACTGATTGAGCTGGGTTACAACAAGGAGAAGCTGGCTGGGTTCTACCTCCAACACAGTTTGGAAACGCCCGCCCGTTCGGTGTGTAACGCCTGTTTCTCCAATGGCCTCGCGTTCTTCGAGGACATGTATTGGAACCGGGACGCCGACTGGGAACAGGCCGTAGCCGTTGATGAGTCTGTCCGCGACTTGCGACACCTTGGGATCACCGACGAGGTGTTTGTCTCAGGAGCCCTTGTCCCCCTGAAAGACCTCCCTAAGCTCAGCTTCTTAAAGGACGACCAGAACAAATACAAAGAGCACCGCTGTAACTCGGGTGTGTGCTTCCTCTAGTCCCAACTTTCCTCCCCATGTCACCTAAAGAATCCCTTACCACCGTCCAGATGCACCCTCAAGGTTCCGACCAGAACCAGCAGGGTCCCATTCAAGGTCTCTACGCTCGCATGGAGGAGGCCCGGAACCCTTTCCTTATGCGGGCGAGGGATTGCTCGAAGCTCACCCTTCCCACCCTTATCCCACCTGAGGGTCACTCAGGGTCCACCAAATACTACACCCCGTTTCAATCGGTAGGTGCCCAAGGGGTGAACAACCTGGCCGCTAAGTTGATGATGGCCTTGCTGCCACCCAACGCTCCGTTCTTTAGGTTGGCTGTGGACCCGTTCAAGCTCCAGTCGGAGATTGACAAGCTCGGCGGCAGCACCGAAGGGGCAGCGTTCAAGACCGAGCTGGAGAAAGGTCTCTCCAAGATCGAGGCCGCTGTCCAGACTGAGGTTGAGACAACGAGTCTCCGCACGGACGCCTTCGAGGGCCTCAAGCACCTCATCGTCGGTGGTAATACCCTCGTTGAGATTGATGACGACGACTCGAATGTGTCACGTGTGTTCCCGTTGAGTTCCTATGTGGTCCAGCGGGACAGCTCCGGTAACGTCCTCCTCATCATCACAAAGGAGACGGTGAACCCCACGGTCCTCAGCGAGGACACACAGAACCTCATCGCCGCAGCCTCCGATGGTGATACCTCGTTCAACCCTCACGCTGAGGTGGACCTCTATACACAGATCAAACGGGTGGACAAGAAATGTCACGTCACTCAAGAGGTGAAAGGCATCCCCATCCCAGAGTCCAAGAGTGTTGTGGACTGGGAGAAGTGCCGATGGGTCCCCCTACGGTGGTCCAAAATCTCCGGTGAGGACTACGGGCGGTCCATGGTAGATGACTACTACGGTGATCTCAGGTCCCTCGAAGCTCTCTCTCAGGCCCTCGTTGAGGGCGCCGCAGCAGCCGCTAAGGTTCTGTTCATGGTTCGCCCTAACGGAACCACGTCGGTAAAGGACATGGCTAAGGCTCCGAACGGGGCCATCATCCCCGGCCACAAGGATGATGTCTCAACTCTCCAGATGGAGAAGTTCAATGACTTCCGGGTTGCTGCTGAACGGGCCGACACTATCGAGGCTCGGCTCAATGCGGCCTTCCTTATGAACCGTTCAGTGACCCGACAGGCCGAACGGGTCACCGCAGAGGAGATTAGGTTCCTCGCACAGGAACTTGAGTCAGCCCTTGGCGGTGTTTACTCGGTCCTCTCTCAGGAGTTCCAGCTCCCGCTGGTGACCTTGCTGATGTCCCGTATGCAGAAACAGAAGCGGCTCCCGAAGTTACCTAAGGGTGGCCTCATCCGTCCCGCTGTGGTCACTGGCGTGGAAGCCCTCGGTCGTGGGAATGACCTCACGAAGCTCGACCTGTTCCTAGCAGGAGCCCAGCAGACGATTGGCCCTGAGACCATCATGCAATACCTGAACGTCGGGGACTACCTCACCCGTCGTGCCACATCCCTCGGGATCACCACAGAGGGCCTCATCAAGACCGAGGAGGAAGTCCAGCAGGCGCAAGCCCAAGCCCAGCAAGCGGCGCTAGCCGCCCAAGTGGCCCCTAACGTGGTCAACCAAGGTGGTCAGATGATGAAGGAGCAAATGATGATGGCCGGTCAACAGCCCGAAGCGTAACCGATGTATCTAAGCACACCCGCAGCCCGCAAGGTAGTTGAGGCATTGGCTGAAGTCCTACACCCCGAGGACGCCCCAGCACTCACCGAAGAAAACCTCAAAGCCCTCGCACAGTTAGTCAAAGACACCCTACAGAACCTATGAGCACACTCGTATTAGAAGTAGCACCCCCACCCACAGGCCCCACAGCACCCGTCGTCGAACCCCCAGCCCCCGAGCGCCCCGCTTGGCTCCCTGAGAAGTTCAAGAGCCCCGAGGACCTCGCAAAGTCCTACGAAGCCCTTGAGAAGAAACTCGGAGCCCAGAAAGCCGCCGAGGCGATGGTGGAGCAAGCCCCGGAAGTCACCCCGGAAGTGGACCCAGCAAAGGCCGCTGAGGAATCGCCAAAGACCGAGGAGCAAAAGCCAGCGGACCCCCAAGCTGCTGAGGCCATCGTCGGCCCCGAAGCCTTCGCTAAATACAGCGAGGAGTTCTCGAAGTCCGGTGAGTTGAGTGAGGAGTCCTACAAGGCACTGGCGGACACCCACAAGCTCCCTAAGGAAGTCGTGGACGCCTACATCCAAGGTCAACAGGTGTTGGCCGAGAAGGAGCTGAACTCCTACTACGAACTAACCGGAGGACAGGAGGGCTACCAACAGATGGCCGAGTGGGCTCGGTCCAACATGGACCCCAAAGACGTCGCCGCCTATGACCAGCTCGCAACCTCGGGTGACCCTGCAAGTGTCCGTCTGGCGCTCTCTGGCCTTTACGCCAAGTATCAAGCGGCCAATGGCTCCCAAACGGCCCCGACCATCAAAGGCTCGGCCAGCCCCACAGGTGCGGTGAGTGCCGAACCGGGATTCAACAGCACCTACGAAATCACCCAGGCCATGAACGATCCTCGCTACCGTAAGGACGAGGCGTATCGCAAGCTGGTAGAACGTCGCATCGCTAAGAGTTCCATCCTCTAACACGTAAGCGCCGCGCTTGTTGTAACCCCCAACACACCCCTTAATTTACTATGTCCACCGAAACACTCCCTACGTCCCCCTCTGTCACCGTCGAAGTCCCCGCAACGCCCCCGGTAAAACCCGGCTACAAAACCACTGAGTTCTGGCTGGCCGCTGTCGCCTCCCTCGGCGGTCTCGTGATGGCGTCCGGCGCGGTCGGTGAGGAATCCACCATCGGTAAGGTGGTCGGTCTCATCCTCACGGGTCTCGCTACGATGGGCTACACGGCCTCGCGCAGTGCTGTCAAAAAGGCTGTCTAAAAGCGTATGTGGACAGCTTTGTTCACCGCTGTGGTGGGGCTCCTCAAGGTTATCCTTGGGGACCTCACCACCCTCGTAACCACCCCTACCACCGCTACAGATGCTCCACCACCTCCTAAAGAACTTCGTGACGCTTGGAACGGTGCTCTCGCTGGGCATCCTGGCGTTAACCAACCACTCCCACAAAAGGACCCAAAGTGACCCGGCTGTTATCTCTCGTCCTTACATGCGCCATTCTCGCTACGGTCACTACTGGTTGTGCCACTAAGCGGGTGGTCCTTGTCCCCAGTGAAGGTGCTCTCCTCCGTGTAGGTCCCGATGTCAAAGCTCGGGTCTACACTTGGACGGGAACCGAATGGGAACTCTCAAGGAACCGTGTGGCTCTCCCTGAAGGGTGGTTCATCGGCCCGCCTCCTACGTCGGCTCCGCAGGCGAGCCTACTTCCACCCCCAACGCAAGGAACCACAGGTGTCACAACAAATTCAGCCTCTCGCTGAAAAAGTTTGTAAGACCTGTGAATCCTCCAAACCCCTTTCTGAATTCTATCTACGCAAGCAAGGCCGGAAGTTCGTTCGTCGGCACACATGCCGGGACTGCCAAATCCACAAGCAACGTAAGAAAGCTACAGGTGCCTCTGAGGAGGACTACCAGCTCCTTCTGGTCGCACAGGATTTCAAATGTTCCATATGTAGGTCCGCTACGAACGGCTCCAAGTCCAAATTTGCGGTAGATCACTGTCACACCACAGGTGCTATTAGAGGTCTCCTCTGTTGCTCCTGTAACATGGCCCTCGGCCTGTTCGGTGATGACCCCCTTCGCCTCTCAAGGGCAATCACCTACCTCGCGGAGTCGCGTAACGTAGGTGTCTAGTTAGGTAGTCCTCCCAAGGTCCCCGCTAAAGTCCCGATTGAAAGTCAACAAGCCCGACACATACCCATTGCTGTGGCAATGCCGGTCCCGTCGGACAACTCGTTGTGTGGCAATCGTGACCCGCTAGGTGACGGAGGCGTGGCTGAACCAAGGCCCACGTTAATCCCCCGAGGTAAGTTCCCAAGTCCCCAATCCACACAACAAAGTTATGGCAGTAACAGGCAATCCTACTCTCTCTCGTCTCGGTCAAATCGACGCATCCGGCGACGCAAAAGCTCTATTCCTCAAAGTGTTCAGCGGCGAAGTGCTGAGCATGTTTGAAACGTCCCAGATCACGAAGGGTCTCCATCGGAACCGCACGATCAACAGCGGTAAAAGCTCGAGCTTCCCCGTGATCGGTGAAGCGCAGGCCGCGTATCACACTCCGGGTGCAAACATCCTGGAGTCGAACAACGCCCTCCTCAGCACGATCAAGCACAACGAGAAGATCATCTATATCGACGAGCCCCTCATCTCCAGCGTGTTCATCGCTAAGATCGACGAGGCCATGAATCACTACGATGTCCGCGCTCCTTATTCGCAGGAGATTGGTCGCCAGCTCGCGTATGCCTACGATAAGAACGTCCTCCAGACGATCTGTCTCGCAGGTCGCGCCAGCGCCACCATCTCTGGTGTCACCGAAGCGGGCACGGTGATCGCTGGTGGTGCCACGGTGGAAACCTCCGGTATCACCTTGGCCGAAGCCATCTTCGACGCCGCGCAAGCCCTCGATGAGAACGATGTCCCGGCTGAGGGTCGTCACGCTGTCGTGCGTCCCGCCCAGTATTACCTGCTGGTGCAAGAGACGGACACCATCAACTCCCTGTGGGGCGGTAAGGGTTCCTACAGTGACGGTAAGGTGCTCAACATCGCTGGCATCAACATCCACAAGAGCAACCACCTCCCGAGCACGGACCTGTCCTCGCAGGTCACCGGCACGAACAACACGTATCACGGTGACTTCTCGGACACCATCTGTGCGGTGTTCCAGGAACAAGCGGTCGGCACGGTGACGTTGATGGACCTCGCCATGGAGATGGAATATCTGATTGCGAACCAAGGCACCCTGATGGTCGCTAAGTTCGCTAAGGGCACCGGCATCCTCCGCCCTGAGTGCGCCGTTGAAATCACGAAAGCCTAATCAGTCCAGCCCCTTTGTCCCCCTTTCGAGAACCTTTAGTCGGAACGTGTAGTAGGTGTGCCTACCATGCGTTCCTTCTTTGGGTGTGTTGGGTTCTCGATTGGGGGACTTTCACTTTCTTTCTCTCTCTTTCCTCCTATGCCCGATTACACAAGAACCACAAAGCTCAAAGGGGTCAATACGATGCTGTCGGTCATCGGAGAGTCTCCCATCAATTCCCTGTCCGGCTCCCTTCCGGTTGACGCTGTGCTCGCCGTCTCGATCCTCGACGAAACCTGCGTAGCCGTTCAAAGCCTAGGGTGGCATTGCAACACCGAGACGGATGTTGAGCTGGCCCCTGATGACGACGGTTACATCAACATCGCAACCAACGTGGTTGAGGTGGATGTGAACCCAGCCATCTACACCGACATTGACCCCGTTCTCCGGGGGTCACGTCTGTATGATAAGATGAACCGCACGGCGGTGTTTGATAGGACCCTCAAGGCTGATGTGACCTACCTGTTGGACTTCGATGACCTGATGGAAGCCCTCAAACGCTACATCATCATCAAAGCGGCCCGAGTGTTCCAGTCTCGGTTCCCCGGCGACGCACAAGCGAACGCCTTTGTGGAACGTGATGAACTCGAAGCCCTCACCGCCCTACAAGCCGCTGATACTCGCACAAGCGACCGTAGTATCTTTGAGAGCTACGATGCGACCCGAGTGTTGGACCGCTAACCCCTAGAGACTCCGTTACCTTCCATGTCTAAAATCTCCACCTCAGTCCCCAACCTCATCAACGGGGTCTCGCAGCAACCAGCGTCCCTCCGTTATCCCTCCCAATGTGAGGAACAGATCAACGCTCTCTCCAGTGTCACCGAGGGGCTCATTAAACGTCCCCCCACAAATCACATAGCACGTCTCATCGAGAACTTCTCGGGCGATGCGCTCATCCACACAATCAACCGTGATGTGTCAGAGCGGTATGTCGTGGTGGTTGAAAGCGGAGCGGTGAAGGTGTTCGATACGGAGCTTGGAGAGGAACAGACGGTCACTACCAGCACCTCAGCGGCCTCCTATCTGACCTGTGGTGACCCGAGGGCTGACCTCAAGGCTGTCACCGTGGCTGACTACACGTTCCTCCTGAACCGGACCCAGACGGTCGCCATGGCTTCTGACTTGAGCTATGACCCGAGACACAAGGCGTTCGTCACGGTGGTCCAAGGTGACTACGAGAAGGACTACACGATCACCATGGGGAAGGGTATCACATCAGGAACGAAGTCCTTGGTGTCGTTTACCCTTTCCGGGACAGGGAAGGATTTCAAGATTGAGGCAAAGGATAACGGCACGGCGCTCAACGGGGTCACCGTAGAGGTCACTCAAGGTGGTGCTAGGCCTAGGACCTTCACGCCCTACTTAGAGACTACCTATAATTCGGTCAGTCGGAGACTCACGATAACGTGGAATCACTCTACACCCACCCCCAACAGCATTGCCGCCGCGATAGCTGCTACGAACTCCACAAAGGACCTGTTCACCGTAGCTAACATTAACGGCGAGACAGGCACCGCCAGTCTTAACATTTATGACCTGGACTCCATTAACAATTCCGTGTTTGCCGGTGGCACAGCCTCCTACACAGCGGTCCAGTCCTACACCTACACCAGTCCCTCCACAGCCACACCCGCAGGTATCCAAACGGACGCCATAGCGGAAGAACTCTACGACCTCCTGACGGACGGCGCTACGGGCCTCAATGGGGCCGCTGTGGATGGTTACACCTCTTGGGTGGTCTCTAGGTCAGGCTCGGTCCTTCGTATCAACCGAACGGACGACGGTGAGTTCCCCATCACCACCACGGACTCCCTCAGTGATACCGCCATGACCCTTGTGAAGGGGTCGGCTGACCGGATAAGCTCCCTACCTCTCACTTGCACCCATCGGTTCCTTACGAAGATTGAAGGACTCGCTGATGAGGCGGGTGATGATTACTGGGTTCAGTTCATCGGCAAGAATGGTGGCACGGACCAGTATGATGTGTTCGATAAAGGATCTTGGAGTGAAGGGTTATACCCGAACATCACCTACCGGCTCGATGCAACCACCCTTCCTCACGTTCTGGTTCGTCAGTCGGACGGGACGTGGACCTGTGACGTAGCAGGCTGGACGGATAGATCAGTAGGTGACGAGGAAACCAACCCCAACCCATCCTTTGTGGGTCAGCCGTTGAACGACGTGTTCTTCTTTAGGAATCGTCTAGGGTTCCTTGCGGGAGAGAACGTCATCCTCAGCGAAGCTGGTAACCCGTTCAACTTCTTCAGGACTACCGTAGTCTCCCTGTTGGACAGTGATCCCATCGATGTCGGCACCAGCCACACGAAGGTTGCCATCCTCTACCATGCGGTCCCGTTCAATGAGCGGCTGGTTCTGTTCAGTGAGCAAACCCAGTTCGTCCTCACAGGTGGGGACATACTCACCCCAAAGACCGTAGCAATCACCCAATCGTCCGAGTATTCCACTATGGTGGACCTTCGACCAGTCCCAGCGGGTTCCTCGATATTCTTTGGGTTCCAGCGAGGCACCTTTAACGGTGTCATGGAATACACACTGGACCCGGAGAGCACCGCTGAGAAGTTCAAGGGTGATGAGGTGACCGCACACATCCCGAAATACATTGATGAGACACTCTACAAACTCGCGGTGGCAGACAACGAGAACATGCTCGTCGCCCTCAGTGATGGCCTCACCAACGGTCTCTACATCTACAAGTGGTTCACCCAAGAGGGCCAGCGGCTCCAGTCGAGTTGGTCCCAGTGGACCCTCAACGACAACGCAGAGATTGTCGGGGCAGGATTCATCAACTCCTCTCTTTACCTCACGGTTTGGAGGGATGGGGACCTGTTCCTCGAACGCATCGACATCCAGCCCGGACTCAAGGACGAATACTCGGACTACACTGTCCATCTGGACCGGCGAATGACCGATGAGGACATTGATGTCACCAGTTCCTACGACGCACTCCTCGACCACACTACGTTCACCCTGCCGTTCCCCATCAGCACTGATGCGACGGTTCAGGTTATGAGCCGTTATACGGATGTGGAGGATGGTGGGACGATGTTCCAAAAGGTCTCCCAAGGGGCCTCGTCGGTTGTCGTCACCGGGGACCGCACGGTTACCCCCGTGTGGATCGGTGAGGATTACACGATGACCTTTGAGATGTCCGACCCGGTTCTCAAGACTGGGACGGACTCAGGTGGTCGAGCCATCCTCGCCACAGGTCGCCTTCAGGTCCTTCGGGGCTTTGTGGTCTATTCACGGTCGAAGTATTTCACCGTAGAGGTCACTCCGAGGTTCCGAGACACTTACACCTACACGTTCACCGGAAGGCCCCTCGGGACTGGTCTCGCCATCATCGGCAGCGATGCCCTTGAGGATGGGACGTTCCGGTTCCCCATCATGTCCAAAGCGGACAACGTAACGGTCACCCTCAAGAACGACTCGCCGTTCCCTTCAGCTCTGCTGTCGGTGGATTGGGAGAGTCAATACACAGCACAGTCACAGCGGTTCCAAGGCTAACCATGTCACACCCTATTCTCCAAGAAACGCAGTCCGCTACTATCACTGAGGCGCAAGCCGAGGACGGTAGGGAGCTGGGAGGTTACCTCCGGGTAGCCGACCGGAACGAGCTGGACGCCATCTTCGGAGATGGGTGTGACGCTGAAGCCCGCCTTGAGGACGCCATCCGTATCTCCACCAGTGGGTGCTACACAGTCCGTTCCAAGTTGGATGGACGTGTGGCACTCATCTTTGGAGTTGTCCCAAGTAGTGAGCCCCTAGCGGGCATCGTATGGGCGATGGGAAGTGAATCCCTTCAGGCGTTCAGCCGGGAGTTCC